GCCAAAACAATAGAAGCCAAAGCCCGGAATGTATCCGTAATGGACGAAGTGTTGTCGTCTTTCGTGATTCTCATCATCAGGCTCCCAGTTGCGGCGAACAGCCAAAACTTTGGCAGACCCTTTTTCAATGGTCACTACATACGGCAGAGCAATGCCCGTCTTCTTGCCCTTCTTGTCCGTATGTTCATAACCTTTGAGGTCAAGGTCTACGTTCATCTCCAAGAGTTTGAAGCGGTTGTCTGCCGTGGCCCTAAAGCCCATCTTCTCGGCAATCTTCTTCTCAACCTCATCCAGAGTATTTTCGGGCGTACCTAGATCAATATCAACGTAAAACCCTGCCACCTGCAACTTGCGTAACTCGTTCTCAGTCTTACGCATCACGTGCGTAACCCGTGGAGAAGACTCCAAGTTACTTGCTCCATATGGAACAACCAAGTCTTCCGCAGGGACAAAGAACGACACTTGACGATCCAGACCCGGATCAAAGTACACCTTCTTGAACGCATTGCCAGATAAACCCATGCCCCACAACATTCGTTCGTGCTCGGGACGATATTCTTTCATCACGTCCGTCAACTGGTAGTTCATATCAGCAGCGACTCGCGCAGCAGACTCTTTCTTGGCGGGGGTTTCTTTGCCAATGATCTGAGTTTTTACTGGCCCAGCCGCAGGGAACGTAGCCATCATGGTTTCAGACTGGAATTTCACCAGAGCTTCAGACAGCATGGGGTGAAACACTCCGCACGCTCCTTCCCACGGCTCTGTTCGTTCTTCAATCTTCATGCCTAGAAGTTCTAGACCATCGACGTAAGTCTGCATCCAGTCTTTCCGACTTCCAATGTCCTCGTCGTAGTCACTGATCAATTCATCAGCAAGACTTTGCAGTTCTTCTTCATCAAGTACTTCGGCTAAGTTTTCATTGAAGTCATCTTCTTCATCGGGTTCAATAACAATCTGCATTCCATCCACATTAATGGTGACGGATTCCGGGTCTTCAATCTCGATCTCAACGGGAGGACTTTGCTCCATCAACTCAAGTTCATCCAAGCCTTGAGGGGCCGCATATAGTGATTTTTCAATTGCCATGATTTACCCTTTTATGTCTGTGCAAAGTTCGTCAAATGTTAGGTCACGGTCTTCATCCAAAAACTCTAAGCTAAATAGATATCTAGACTGAGTAGTGTTCAGAACCATGTGTGGTTTCTGGGTGTTGAATACATAGTACGTGCTGGGTTGGTATTTCAGTTCGCGTGTCTTAAAAACCAACTCCGGCTTTTCATCTTCTATGAACAAGCAACGGCTCTTATTATCATCCGCTAAGAGCATGTTCAAACCGACTTTTCGGTCTGTATCTACATGCCAGTTGTAGCAAGTGTCTGGTGGCATACGCAAAATGCCAGCTTGAAATTTTCGTTTCTTGGCCAAGTAAGATAAAAACGGATCTTGCCGTAAGATATTTGGGTGTACTGGGATAGCGTCAAAGTTATAGTATTTGGCCCACGAACCCAACGGGAAATCGAGAGCGTACTTGATCAAATCTCGGGCAATCAAAGACCCAACAGTCGATGCCATGTAGAATTTTGTCATCAATAGTACGCCATCTTCTTTCGATACTCTTTCGGTTCGTCTTCCTGATCAGAGGCCAGTTGAATAAATCCACCCCTCCGGTATCTTAGTAACGCTTGGCTCATCGAGTCAACTAAGTCATCATGTTCGCCGGACGGAAAACTTGCTACCTCTTCAATAAGTTCTTCGGCCCAGTGTGTATTAGGAACCCAAACGTGCCCTGATGCAAAGAGATCCGATACGGCGTTCAATCGCGCTATTTTGTCATTGCCTTTGGTCGGCGTAAAGTCTTGAACGGGAATTCCCATAGCCCTAAGTTCAAAAATCAGCGGCGATCCAGCGGCTTTAGCTTCAACGATCAGTGAATCTACTTCCCATGCCTTGAATTCCTCAAAAGCTCTTTGCTTTAATTCGGGAAACTCCATACGCTTCTTAAAAGCATTTAACAAAATGATGTTTGGCCTATTTACACCGTTGTCATCGTCTCGATAGAACACACCCCAAGTCGTGCAAGCCGAATAGTCTGCTCTTTCCGTCTTCAAAAAGGCTGTATCCCATGATTGAATGATAAATTCACAGCTAGGCGGTGTGTCTCTCTCCCAAATCTTCCACCATTCCCGCTTAATAATCGCACTTACTTCAGATGTTGGCTGCTGCATGTACTGAGCCTGCCACTTACTTGAGGGTAACTCTGCTCTAAGAGCTTCAAGTTCTTTGATATCCCAGAATTCAGGCCACATAGCATTACCGGAAGGCAAAATAGCGGGAAATTCAATGACTTCCCACTCTTCGCCAGATCTTTGAGCCGCTGCTTTTAATACTTGGCCAGTCAAATCTCTCTTCGACCATCTGGTCATAACCATCACTATTGCCCCACCGGGCTGTAATCGTTGTCTTGGCCCCGAGGTATACCACTCATACACCTTGTCAAAGATCGACGGGTCGTTTTCGGCCAGTTTAGCCTCCTGCTCCGAATGAGGGTCGTCAATAATTAAAAGATCAGCGCCTTTACCAGTGACCGTTCCGTCAACACCAATAGCAAAATACTCCCCAGACATATTTGTAGCCCACCTACCCGCCGCTTTACTGTCATGTCTCAAGCTCACATTCGGGAAGACATTGGGAAATACATCACCGTCAACCAAGTTCCTTACCTTACGTCCAAAACCAACTGCAAGTTCAGACGTATTAGACGATTGAATAATCTTCTTACTTGGAAACTGACCCAAAAACCAAGCAGGCAACAGATAAGAAGCAAACTCAGACTTCGTATGTCGCGGCGGCATATTTATGATCAGTCTCTTCAACTCACCAGTAGCAACTCTCTCAAAAGCCCGAGCCATGATCGCATGATGCTTACCTCCAATAAAGTTTGGCCACATGACTTTCACAAAAGCCATGAAATCCTTCTGAGCCTTCTCCCTCTTCAAAGACTCAAGGTAATCAGCCATCATCATATGAAGATGCTCACCCTGCCCAGCCATACCGTCGATCACCTTCATCAATTTATCTTCAGGTAATTCCTTCAATAAACTCATCAGTTCATCATCGGTAACTTCGTTCATACGATATCCCGAACCTTCAAATTAGCTGGACGAATAGACCGAGCGTGATTCTTCAATCCCTTGCAGATCCCAAGATCAACCAATGCCCACATCTTCCGATGAACATTCCCACGTCCAGTCTCACCCGTCATCGTCATTACATCGTCCACTGATGGGCCAAAGCCATATCGCTTCCACCACTCATCAATAACCAAGAAGATCTCACGCTGTGCTGGTGTCATAATTTTTCCCAAAAAATACCCCCCCACCTGTTTTGTCCCGATTATATACCGGGGGGTCATCCTATAAATCAATCTCACTGTTACTGCCATATTTTCATATACCCCTACCCACGGTATAGGTAGTTTCCTGTAGTGTAACACCTGTTACTCTACGGGAAAACCCTTAGTTCTCATGAGGGTTGGGGGTTTTTGTTTTGTGGGTCGCATGCAATTTGACCTAGTTCTGATGAGTGGTTTGCTATGTAAGGATATGGGCACGGTCGTCCGGCACATCTAGGGGGTAGGGGGTGCGCGGGTCGTCCGGCGGGTTTTCGTCCGGGTCGGCGTTAGTCCGGAGATCATTTGCCGGAAACGTGTCCGGCTCTAGAATGTCCAGCGACTCAAGAGTATCAGCGTTACTCGCCGGGCTTTGCTTCGGTGTTACGTCGATAGCTTGCGCTTTAAGTACTTCGCGCAGGCTGATCAGTAGCTTGTCGCGTGCAGTTGCTGAGTCGGTGATTTTTACCAGCTCGCGCCGTTCTGTGAAAGCCGCAATCTCCGTTACTTTGCCAAGTAGCTCCAAAGCCCGCAACCGTTGTGCCGGTGGAATGTCGTTATCAATGGCGTGCGCGGTGAGCCTTTCAATGACTAAAGCACGCAATGCGGGAGGGGTAGCGTAATTTTTTGCTTCCGCAGCCAGTCGCAGGGCATCCACCTGATGTGATATCGAAGGGTGTTTTGCAAGCCGTTGGCCTTCTATGCTCTGTGCGTGGTGGTTTGTCTTGGTATCGTAGGCGGCGCGATAAGCTCCGGCCTTGGATTCTCCGAGGGCTAGAGCTTCTGCGAACTTGCGTTGTTTGTGGGTTAGCTTGGTTGTCTTGGCGTTAGCTGCGCCAAGTAGCACGTGAGCGATAGGGACGCTATCTAATCCTCTAGCTATGTCTGCGCGAGATAGCTTAGGTCTAGGCTTATTAGGTATTTGTTGAGAACTCATGGTGTGACTATAACATCCAAACCGTTAGCGCTTCGCGCATTGGGCGCCCGGCGCCGGATACCGCCCGACCAACTACCCGACTACTTCAAACCCTAACAGGGAAAGTACCTATTAAATACCGCTTGACAGTCAACCCTTAGCCCCGATAATACATGCATGGCGCGGCAATAGTGCAGCACCTACACCGGAGAGCAAACATGACAATTAAAAAATTAGACGTTTTCAAATCATCAAAAATCAATTGGTACGTCATGAGCGGCGAACCCGCTTGCGACGATTGGATCACTACTTATTGCGCCGATGGCGATGGCATGGTTCAAGTGGTCGTATACGCTGATCGAATCGAATTGCAAGATCAATTAGAAGTATGCAAGGCATGGAACGCTGACGCTGACATCAGCCGGATTTTGGAAGACGCTCAAAGTTACCTAGCCGCTACTTGGCACGAAGTGTATGAGAAGGCGCAACATTCACCGGGAGAGCAAGCATGAGCGTATATCAAGCCGAAGGCTATAAGAACCGTACCGACTACTTGCGCGGGTTGGCCGAGGAAATTGGAGTCGATGAAAAGACCGTTTTTATGCTCGCGGATATGTTGGGCGAGTCCGAAGATTTCGATGGGCTTGTCACTAGCCTTGAAGACTATGCGGAGGGCTTTTAATCATGAAACGCTTAGCCGCTTACGCTGAAAAGATAGCCGCCATGCCAGAAGCTGACCGGGCAGCACTCGCGCAAACAATGCCGATTGTCACGATTGAAGGACATCCGCTATCACTGCGAAACAATATTTTATGTGTCCTGCAATCACCCAAACCGTTAACCATTGTCGGTGGTTTTCGCCAGTGGCTTAGTGCTGGTCGATGTGTCCGCAAGGGTGAGAAAGCCCTTTATATCCTGCACCCATGCGCGAAAAAATCAGAAGACGACAGCGAAAAATCAGGCGTTTATTTTCGTGAAGCTGCAATTTTCGATGTGTCGCAAACAGAAAAGGCCGATCAATCATGAAAGCCACACACTGCCCCGAAACCGGGTTTTACTTTGTTGTCGGGTTTAGTGGGCGCAAGTACTGGGGACACAGCCCACGCGCAGCCGAACAAGACGCACAACTTTATTTTTACAAGTGAGAGAACAATGAACCACGAACAAACACCCGCATATTTGCGCGCCATCGCATACGCCCAACAAGAGATAAAGGACGGGCACGCCATCAGCTATTGCACCGGGCACAGCCACAGTACCGGGCGATATGTGGAATTATTGACCGATCAGGGCTGGCACCCTGAATATTTTTGGCGCGAGTATCAGGACGCGCACTACATGGGCGCGAACGACACAACACCGGACTGACTGACTGTTAGCCCTCATGCCGAGGGTTAACGGGCAATTACGCCACCAACTTACGAGGTACAAAATGATAAAAGACACTGACTTTACCCGCGCCAAAAAATTAGACGTAAACGGAAACCCGCGTTATATCTTGCATTTTTTGAGCATGACAAAACCCGGTGACGCGCCAGATGGTGACATTTCCGGAAAGTATGCCGCAGCACTGACACGCGCCCGGAAACTTGGTGGGCGCAAATATCACAATAAATCATATGGCGGTGGAATAATTTTTCAAAGTTACAACACGCAATCATTGGCTGATGACCTAAACAATGAGCTTAGGGGCGCTGTCGTGTGGCAAGAACTTTGGGATGCAATGGAAGCCGCGCCCGCCGCATGGATAGAAACCACGGAAAAAATGTACCGGGAGATGCTGGAAGTATTGCCGCCCATGGCAATGCACCGAAGAAATTTTTTAGTCGGTGAAGCTCACAGCGACAACGAACACGGACAGCCCCTTTATGCGTGCTTTAAAAAACTAGGTGACCGTTATTACGCCCGTTATTTGACAATTGCTCAGTTTCAATTTGTCTAAGGGTTAACCATGAAACCGCAATTTTTATTTTACTTTTCCAGTGAACCGCACCGGGCGGCACTGGATGACAGGACACGCACCGCCCGGATGCTTAGAGCCTACCGTAAAAACCCGGCACTGTACCGACTGGAGCGAACCGCGCTTAATAGCTATTTGCTCACGGTTGACGGGTTTTCCGATACCGTCCGCATACATTCGCAGGAATTTATAGCATGATTGAACCGACCACCTATTACAGCACCAGCCGGGGACTGTGGCGGCTGATAAATCAGGGTATGCCATGCTGCAAAGACGGCACATTAGCAGAAGCCGAAGCCTGTGCAGCTTTTTATAAGCTCAAACCATCGCCGGATTATTGGGACGGTGAAGCAGGTGAATTTAAACCATTGAAGCCAGCAGACCCGCATCAGGCAGCAGAGGCCGCAGCGTTTGCGCTGACGCACACCCCAAACCATCCGCGCAGCACTAGCGCACAAAACCCCTTATTTTAAAGAGCAAATTATGAAACCCATCAAAATCACACTAGACAACAGCGCCGCAATCCAAGCCGCCTTGAACCTAGTTAATGGCGCAGCAACAGCACACACCGCCAGTGCTAACAGTATTTTAAAACTGGCGATGCTTGCAGAGTCAAAACTTATATCGCTTGTCGGAAGCAAAAAAAACGCACCGGGTGCAGTCGCCAACTGGAGCAGTGGCGAAGCATTGCCAAACGCTTATAAATACAGCCGCCAAATATCATTTATTACTATTGAACGCCGCGCTAAAAACTGGTATTTAACACGGGTAAGTCTTGTTACCGCGTGGCGTGAAGCTGGCAAGGTGAGCCTTGTATTGACGCATGAACAGAACGTAATCGCAATCAATAAATTTACAACCCAATATTATGTTAGCCCCAAATAAGGAGAAAACCATGCTAAATAATCCAGACGCATACCGCGAAGCCGGGTACAAGACCGCAACCGCTAGACTGCAACGCGATGAAAGCCGCGCAGCATTCCACAAAGATTGGTTTGTCCGCGCATCAGCACTCGAAAAAGGCGAAGACCGCACCGCCGCCCAAAAACTATTTGACGAGGGTTATGCCGATGCACAACCCGCCAGAACTGTTCATTATTTCAACTGAAAGCCACGCCATGATTTACGCACCCGTTGACTACGTGACCGCAGGATATAACTACGAACGCGCCAAAACCGCGACAGCACAGGCTGAAATAATCAGGCGAATGCTTGAATCAGAAAAGATAGACGAACGCGCTGAAGCCCGGTACTTGATTGAACAAGGCCGCAAAGAAGCTAGATCAAATTATTAAGGAGAACATCATGCTTACGATTGAAAAAATCATAGAACAAAACCCAAACCTTATCCCATACCGAGTAACTTTGGCTGAAGACAAAGGTGACAAATTTAGGATTGTTTTTGAGTGCTTTGCAGAAGATGACGACCACGCAGAAGAACAAGCAATCAATGCCTACCCAAATGCAGAGATTCACAATATAGATTATTTTGTAAACCAATCAGGGAGAAAACCATGACTACAGCAGAAAATTTGGCATTAGTTGGTGAATCGCATTACTCGCAATTCCGACCAATGCTTAAAACGGCAGAAAGTTTATCAATTGCTGAAGAATATGACGACTACGAGGGTTACGCAATGACTGATTATATTTTCCCCGATGGCTCAAAACTAAGAGTTTGCGCGGGACACATGGAAGCTGTCGCATAACTTTTTTAAATAAGGAGAAAACAATGCTTACATCAAAACTGACTGGACAAGCCCTTAATTGGGCTGTAGCTACGGCACTAGGAGAACACCCAATATTTATTGACGTTGATATGGACGGTGATAAATTCATTCGTTATGGTGGGTTTTACCCCGACTGGGCGAATGATTGGATTTATTCTGGCCCAATTATTGAAGACAAACGAATCACTATTCAGTTTGATGGCGATGAAATCCGCTGCGACTTAACGACAGAAAGCGGCGGCTTTTTTGTTGGGTCTGATGAGACACACCCACTCATCGCAGCCA